CAGCGCAGTACAGATTTCTGCGGCGTGCTCCATGTCTGCTTCTGGATGCCGATGCGAGACCTCCACGAACTGCATGATCGGATGATCCTCCGGTATCGGTTCTCCCGGCGGCAAGTCGCTGATGACATCGCACACGATGCTCAATTGCCGCGCCGCCCAGCGGCGATCCCGATCTCCTGATGCGCCGCGTTGGCCGGTCAGGCGCTCGATGCGCAGCACGAAGCCCTTCAGCAACTCCGCCCACGGGTTCTGCGGATCGCCGAACAGTGCTGACAGCGCCTGATCCTCGACCATGTCGAGCGCGAGCTCCATGCCCTCATCGGTCAACGGAATTTTCAACTCGCTGGTGCCGGTGATGCCTTCGACCTTGGATGCGACACCGATCTCCAGCACGAGGTTGAGCTCGCGGCGCATGCCGTAGATGTCGGTGCCGTTCTGTTCGTTGCGGTTGTCAGCGTCGGTGTAGACCACGATGTAAGGCTTGGCTGCGTCGTTCAGCATCAGCGCCTGCGATAGCGGGGTGTTGTCGCTATCGAACACCCGCTTGTCGGCCCACGTCTGGCCGCGCAACGCCGCCACCGTAGTGAGCCGTGTCAGCATGCGAATGACGCTCATTCCAATACCTTGACCATGTGCACGTCCCATCGCCCGCTGTAGTCCGGATGGATGAACGTCACCTCGTGGGTCTCTTGCCGATCAGGGAAGAACACGCGATCTCCCTTCTTCAACTGACATTGATCTATCGGCTCGAACCGGATTGACAGTTGCGTGTCAACCGTTGCCTGTCGATGCACCATCGGACCACCGACGCCTTCGGTCGCGCCGCGCGAGGTATCGAAGATGCCGGTGGCGATCACCTCAACGCGCGATGGATCAGGTACTGCGGCGCGGTAGCCGCCTTGCTGCACCATCATCGGCTTCAACACGACAGGCTCGCCGAACACGCTGTCGACGCGCACATCAATCGGTTTGCTGTCGTTAACTGTGCTCATCAGCCGTGCTCGATGGTTGCCGCAACAATGGTGACCTGCTTGCCAACCTCCAGCATCACGGTGTCGAGGCAGATTTCATAGTCGTGCGTCTGGTCCTCGGTCTCATCGACGCCGACCGTCATCTCATCGATGATGATATTGCCGGCACCATCCGAGATGGTGGCGATGGCTGCGCTGCCAGCGATGGCAACGAAGCCCGTGGTTGGTGCAGTCAGTATCAGATCGTCGCCGACCAGATAGAAGCTCGGCACCGACAGCAACAGTGACGCGAGGATGACGCGCTCGGCGTTGCGAATTTCGAGCACGCCCGGAGAGCCGCCGCCGTCGATGGATTGCAGCACTACCGTCATGCGCAGGCGTTTAACTGGCAGCGAGTATTCCATGTCAGATCACCGCGATGTGTGGGACGTTGCGCCTGCGAAACGAAAGATAGAGTTGACCGTAGGGCGAGGAATTCCAGAAATCCTCGGACGATGATGTGATGCTTTCACTCTTGCCGCCCGATGCGTCCGCAGAACCGCTGACGCGATCATAGGTCACTTGCCGATCCCGAAAGCGAACGCTCTTGACCCAGATCAAACCGGCTTCGCTGTCGACCACGGGCGGTGTGCCGCCGCCGGTCCCACCACCGCCAGTGATGAGACCGCCGCTGGCTTTGTCATGCAGCCAGAGATAATGCGCGGCGGCATACATCACCGCGAGCTTGGCGTCTGGCCAGAACCACCAGACGTCCACCCACGTCATCGCGGTGTCGAGGGCCATTTGTATCTGGTCATCGGTCGCCGATTGAAATTCCGGAAAGGCTTTCCGGAATTCCTCGATGGTGGGTGGCATTACCGTGGTGATTGCCATCGGTCACCTGCCTCGGTGTGCGGGCTTCTTGTCGTCGTCGTCGTCTTCAGCGGGCTTGCGCGGCGCTCCGGCACCAACACCGGGACCACCGCGCGATTTTTCTTCTCGCTCGCGCCGTTCCTTCTCGGTCTGTGGTGTAACCGGAGGAGCGGCAACCGCTTCGCCCGATGGGGTCGGCGGCTCGGTGGATTGCGCCGGCATCTCCACCTCGTCGCCGTCCTTCTTGTCCTTCTTCGCCTTGACGCCGCCGTGGCTACCAGAAACCTCGAACGGCTTCGGGTCGGGGAGTCCTTCCATCGTCTCCTGCAGATGCTTGAAATCTGCTTCGCTCATATTGAATTCTTTCTCCTCGCCGGGACGGACGATCACGTGCCCGCCGTCCTCGGTGTTGAAGCCGCGCGGCTGACCGCCCGTATTCTTGATCTTCGCCATGTCGGAATTCTCCTGTAGGTGATTTGAGGTGGAGCAATAGGCAGGCATTTTTAAGCGCCTGCGCTGTTACTAGATGCCGTCGAGGTAGCGCATCGCCGCCGGCAACCTGATCTCGACGCCGCCGAGACGGAAGATGCCGGGGACGTCGAACACCAGCGGCCCGCGCTGCCATACTGGCAGGAAACGGTGCGGCATGGGAATCCACATCTTCAGCACTTCGGGATCGCGACGGTAGGCCACCATGCGGGAGATGCCGCCAAGGCCGGCGGTCTCGAGTCCGCGCACGCCCGCGAGCGTGATCGGTCGTCCGGTCTGCACCGTCAGCACGTTGTACTGCTTGATCCAGTCCAGCAACGTCATCGATGAGTACTCGATGATGCGGCCAGCCAGACCGACCAGCACTGCCGGCGGCAACAGGATGGTGTCGGCATAGTACAACCAGTTGGTGCCAGTCGCGATGCCGGTCATGGCGGAGTTGAAATCGCGAATGATCTGCTGGTTGGTCTTGCTGGCGAAGGTGGTGAGACCGCCAGCGCCGTCAGCCGGAGCGGTCGTCGCTGTCACCAGCGACGAGTTGATCAGGCCCTGCATGTTCTTCGGGACCGATCCGCGCAGCGCGAGGTTGTCAACGAACTCCTCGTAGGCACGCCGGCACGCCGCTGCTTTGTCGGCAGTGAGGTTGAGGCCGGGAGTGTTCATCGCGTTAGCGACTTCTTCGAGCGTGTAGCGATAGCCGATTGCGGCCATCTCCATCCCGCGCTCGAACTTCTCGCGGCTCAGTTCAGCCAGCGGCACATCGAGCGCCGTGTGGTGAAACCAATCCGCGCGACCCACCATATCGGCGCTGTAGTAAGTGATGGATTTCACCCACTCGTTGCCGGTGTTGGTGTCGACCGGAACGAGATCAGGATATTGCACCTCGGGATACTTGATGCGGATAACCTGACTCTCGATGGCCGTGGTCTGGTTGACCACGAAGTTGTACGCGAGTTGCTGCGCGTCTCTCTGAAACATATGGTAATTCATATCTCCGTCCTCCTGACGGTTGGCTTAAAGGAATTCGCGAATCGTCGGAATGACGCTTAGCGCTGGATGCCCAACTGGACGACGTTGAGCTCGTTGGCGGGGCGCGAGTACTTCCACCGCGCACCGGGGATCGGTCCAACAGCACCCGTGTTGGTGAGGATGCCGTCCGCCGCACCGAAGTGCACCGGATCGCCCGCAGCGGTGATCACCGTAGCGGTGGCGAAGATTTCGCCCTTGGTCAGCACACCGACGTTGAAGTACTGCGCGGTGCCGCCATCCGGAACGGACGAGCCAATCGGCCAGATGCCGGTCGGATCGAGGATGGTAATTCCGACGAAGCCGGCCACGGTGCCGCCGATCACGCAGCCGATGTCAGACGCCACCGATTGCGACACCGCACGGCATGCGGCCATGTTCGCGTTCTCCGCCGAACGCGTCACCGCATTGTAGTCCACCATGCGGTTGACCATTCCCGGGAAGCCTTGCTTCATCTGCTCCGGAAACGTGGCCTGCGTCACTGCGTGGGGCGTCGCCCCGACCAGTGCCTGCGCGTTGCGCGCGACGAGCTCAGCCTTGGTCTTGGCGGGCTCCTCGTGCTGACCCTCGCGCACGTCGTCTCTCTGATTAACTTCAGCCATTATGGTAACTCCTGTTGAAGATAGTGAAAGGTTCTCGTCGCTGGTGGTGCCCTTCGTTACTGGGCGACGCGACCGCCTGCGGTCTTCCAGCGATTGGAGATGTCGTTGTTGTAGTCGCTATAGGCCTTGCCGCGCGGATCGCTGCCGAACTCGTTGTTAGCGAGCACGCCGACGACATGCTGTAGGCCATTGCCGCTGCCGCCGTCATCGCCAACAGCCAGCGTGTTGAACGACGCATTGATCATGTCGTCATTCCAGTCCTTGGCGGTGTCGCCGAGCTTGGCCAGCACCACCTGCTTGCGCATGTCGGCGTCGGTCTTGCCGTCGACCACCAGCGCGTCGCCGATAATCTTCTTTGCGCGATTCACGGTGGCGGCGCGATCAGCAACCAGCTTGTCGATCTTGGCCGGCGTCAGCTTGGAGTCGGCCAACTGGCTCTTGATGGTGACTAGCTCGGCGTCCTTGGTGTTCACCTCGGCCTTGGCGTTGGCGACTTCGGTTGCAGCCTTGGCAGCGTCGTTCTGTGCGGCGGTCTGCGCGGCGGCGAGCACGGTCTGTGCCGTGGCAAGGTCCGCTGCCAGCTTCGCGATGTGGCGTTCAACCACCATCGCGTCCTTGTCTTCGAGTTCGACCGGGAAGTTGTCGACCATGATTGTACGAGTGGCCATTGTCTTTCTCCTGTTGTCTCCCATACGCAATTGAGGTCCACCGCGTGCGGTATGGGTAAGCGCAACGTGGTTGGCACGGATTGAGGTTTGCTTGGCGTTGTACTTCTCGCCAGTGGGTGTCACGCCGTCAGCCCACTCGATCACGGCAGAGTAGCCGACCGACAGTTCGGCGCGTCCACCCTTTACTTCGTTGACTGCCTTGGCATCCATCAGATGCAGTGGCACCCGGATGCATTCGCCATCGCGAAGCACTTCATCGCCGATGTGACCGACCGCGTAATCCTTCCAGTTCTCTGCGGTGACGGTGACGTCGGGATGCTCGATGGTGACCGGCTTGCCGACCAGCGTCTTGATCGCATCGTGCGAAAAC